CATATTTATGTCAGATGGAGCAGTTGAATTAACTATTCTTAATAGATTTGCGTCCGGCCTTAAAGACACAAGGGTATGATTACCTATAACTGATTTTTTTACATGAACATAGTCTGGATTTAGGATGGTTATCCTATTCCACACTCCCATGCTCTCATCTAGCTCGGAATAAGGAAATGCTTCGCCCATCTTCCAGAATTCAAGTGCTGCGCCATAAACCACTGAATATAGATCAATTCTTTCGGACATCTCCATAAAAAACTGCTGAACTTTTTTGTTCTTACAAGTTATATTTATCTTGCTTATAGGAAAGGAGGCATGTAGATTGATCGCGTTCCTGACAATAGGGTGTGTGTCATAGAATACCCTGTTCCAGGCATTCATAGTTACTCGATCACGCGGAAGATTTAGATTAGCAAGCTGGAAGAGCGGTGAATAAATCTCTGGCGCCATACGGTCTGTTGTAGACGTTGTTGTGGGGCCAACCATTGGTGACGCAATAGAGGCATTCTTTAGAATATTAAGGCTAGCTTTTTTAAAGCCATGACTATGAGCAACGGCAGCAGAAACTGTTGAGTTCTCTAGTGCATCGATTCTTTTGTTTTCTGAGTTAGAGATTTCTGCACGCCTATACTCCGATAGAGATTCTGCAGTTTTTTTGGATATATCAGTCGGCGGCCTGCTCGTTCTTCTTGTCATTTTTAAACTCTCCTCTTAATATTAGCTATAGTTGCTCTTGGCATTTCAATTCTTTTTTCGAGTCCCGGCTTAATACTGAATCCTTTTGTTAAATCAAATTTATAAGCCATATATGCATACATCAAAGCCATAAAGCCATCGTTTGGAACGGGTCCTTTGACGAATGTCTTTACTGGCTGTCCTCCTACGATTTTGATTTTTGATTCCATTGAAGTACAGTGGTCTATTAACCACTCAAGATATTCATAGCTTTTCCAGGGAAATCTTATCTTTCCTTTTCTAAATAAATCTATTAGTTCATCAATTAATAAATCTTTATTATAAGAAATTATTAGCTCATCCTCTCTGTATTTCATTGGATTTGCTAAGCTGCCACTGCCTTGGGCTCCTATAAACCTATCTCTATAAAGCATTTGCATGTCATGCACAACGTCCTGTCCAAAGAACCAGTCAGATACACCTCTGGTGACAGAAAATCTTCTGTACATTTCTTTTATTGTACTCTTTTTGTAATCATATGTATTCTGCCTTAATTTATGGGCATGCTCAACAAGGAGCGTTCCATCTGGCTCGGCAGAAAGAATGACAACGCATGAAAATGATTGACCACCACTAGAATCTGGGTCATCATCTTTGCCTCCCCAGTCAACGCCAAGATAAACGGGCTTTGCGCTGTTTTTTATTGTCTTTGAAAAATATCTATCAGGATCTCTGCATAAGTTATAAATTTCCGCCTTAGTAAGCGGTGAGCCGGCGCCTGAATAAAATTCTCCAACAACTTCGTTCTTCCAGATCCTTTCCGTCTGAGCCGGGTTATTTTCCGGCATAAGCTTTTCTATATTTTCCTTTGTAAAATAAGGTATGTATAGCTGATTAATGTGAAAACCCACAAAGTCGCACTCATCCGGATCTCTTGTGCCCACCCATTTGCCCATTCCGATCGCTTCTACTTTTTTCTGTTTTGTTCCGCACAAGGGGCATTGCACTATATTTTCATATAACCAAATAGATTTCCATCTATCGTCGTCAGGCAAATAAAAGGGATAAGTTTTCTTACAGTTAATACATCCGAGGTGATAATACCTTTGATCTGACATATCCCAAATAGTTGAAAAATGACTATTTTTACTTTTTGGAGTTCCAAAGTAAACTTGGACGCCCTGGCCTACCGGCCCATACTTTGCGGCAGTTAAGATTTTTGTTGCATTTCCAATGGCGTGCCCAAGCATATCCTGAACCTCATCGAACATAGCAACATCAACAGTCATACCACGGATTCTATCACCATCCGTGCCAAGGCTGTCTACCCACAGGGTGCCTGTCTCAAACTGTTTCATTGTAAGATTATCAACAGCATTTGCACTTGCTAGCTTATTATTTTCAATAAAATTATCTTTAGCAGTTCGGATTAGTGTTTCAAGCTTATCTTGTGAAAATTTCTTTACCTGCCCTAATGCGGGGAAAAGATGAATAACGCGAATGTTTGGCTCTGTAAAAAGTCCGCTATTCGTAAAAAAAAGATCAAGCGCACCAGCCATAACTGTTGCACCGACCTGACGGCCCTTCTTTATAACAACCGGCTTTCCGTCTTTCCTCGTGGCATTTAAGGCTATATATCTATATACATCAGACATAAACTTCCAGCCCGAATCTACAATATTAAACTCTGAGCCATCTAGAGTTAAATTATTTTTGCAGAAATGAGCTGGATCAAAATCAAGAAAACTGTTATTAAATTGATTTATTAATTCTTTTTCTTTTTTAGCTTTAGACATATTAACCAGAAGGTTGAGCGTGATCAAAATAGTCCGCCGTATCGGGACCGTCGTAATCATCTCCGCTTACTGGTATATATTTTACTTCTTCTTCTTCTTTTATTTTACTTTTGCCAAACATAGCATCTAGTAAATTATGAAATTTTTTAGGGTCTAGTTTTGACTCTATTTCATGAAAGCCTAAATCTGGATTATTTCTGCATTCAGCAATTAAAGCACGCTTACCCATCTCCGGTCTATCGTTAAAAGCTGCTTGCATATAATTTAATACTGCTTTAACTTTATCTATAAGCTCAGAGTTACAAGTTTTGCATTTACCCTTATTGCATGAGCATCCATCGCACTTGCACGCTCCGTCACAAGCATTACATTCAGATGCTTTTTTTGCAATACTTGTGTCTTCAGTTTCCTTTATAAGCTCAAACCCGGCACGGTCCCTTATGTCGGCCATTTTTTCTTCAATCGTAGAAAAGTCGTTTCTATTTCTAAAAATGGTCTTAAGGTTATCTAGATAATTTCCCTTTTTTTCCAATGCTTTTTCGAAGTCAGATACCCATTCAGATGTTGTTCTGTAACTTTCGCTTAAATTTTGCCTATTTACCTTCATGCAATCCTCCTAAGCCAAGTAATTTTTCATAAAGTCAACGCTTAATCTGTCTTCATCTTTATCGCCAACTGTCCCTCTATCTTTAAAGAATGGGAATCCGCTATCCATGCATATTTGGATAATCTCAAGTTCCTCTCTATCAGTTATATCATACTTCTTCTTTAGGGCCTCAAATGTTTCGGCCATAGGCTTACCTGCAGAAACATGCGCATTGATCATCATTCCAGTTATTGCACGCTGGAATGGAGTAATGGTGATTACTATTCCACGGTTATGGGGAGTTGTGGCCTCCTTAACTATATCAACACTTTCTCCTGCAGAATTTTTCCAAGCAGGTGGGGCATCAGAAGCTTTTTTGGAATGCTGCTCTTTAATCTTTCTCTTAAGATTATTTAGGTGATCTTTAAGGGTTATTACGTCCCTCATTATTGAGCCCCTAATTTCCTCTAACTTTTCGAGATCAAGCACGCTATCTACGTCATCTTTAATTGCTCTTGAAATCTGAGAGTTAAGTTTATCTAAGAAAACAATTGCCTTTTCACATCCGGTCGTGGATCTGCCGTCGTGAGATGGAATGTTCTTAGGATATTCAGACGTAATGTAATCCATAAACTTTGTTAGATCACCGTCATTCGCGTAGTCTGTTTCTTTCTCTTCTTTGTCTTCGTCCAGGTCTGCGGCCGAAAGATCAGAACCAGGAATCAGATCAGACAGCTTCATATCCCCATGCTCTTCGACAAGCTCCTCTACTTCTTCGTCTAGCTTCTCTAGCTCCTCCGCCAGTTCGCCCAGGCTTTCATCGCCCTCTATCATACTATCGAGAGCCTCTTGAAGGGTCATATCACCAAATTCTTTTTCAGAAAAATCATTCTCTGAAAATCCGCCAGTAGGGAAAACATCCATGACGACACCCTCCTCATCAGGGCCAAACTCTTTTATAGCCTGCTCAAGAACGCTA